TCCTGAAGAAGGAAGATGGTTTGTTGCTCCGCCTTCATGGTACGAGCAACTGTCTCAGTCTGGTTCAAAGCTAATGTCTGTTGACTATAACGCAGGTCAAGGTTCGCTTAGAAATGGATTAGTATCTAGTGGAAAGCTACGTGGCTTTAATATGTACAAGTCTAACAATGTTGCTGCTGCTTCTACAGCAAGCGGTAAATGTTTAGCAGGTCATATTAGTGCTGCTGCTACTGCTCAAGCTATAACACAAACTGAGGTTCTTCGTGATCCTGACAGTTTTGGTGATATAGTAAGAGGTCTTCATGTCTATGGTGCAGATGTACTTAGAAGTGAAGCTCTAGTATCAGCTTTCTATGCGATTGACTAATTGAGTCGAATAGTAAGTGGGGAAGAAATTTTATGTTTACTTCCCCCTTACACTAAATAAGGAATAAAAATGAGTTGGGATCAAACAGAATTTAATAAATACCAAAAGAGTTGGTTAAAGAATTTTAATAAAAGAATGGAATTTTATTTTGGTAAAACAGTTCGTTCAAGAACTAAGAAAGGACACTACAAAAAAGATAATCCTTCAACACCAGATAATGAAGCTTTCACAACTGCTAAAGCAGCATTTAATCCATAAATGCCACAGATAAGCACAGACGAAAGACCAGTAATCTTAAAAAATAAAAAGAAAAATAATAAGAAGTTAGGATTATCTGGCAAGTTTTATAAAAAAGAAAGTTTAGATAATTATAAAGCTAATTACGATAGAATTTTTAACAAGGAGAAGTAAATGCCTAAAGGTAAATACGAAGCAGGAACTAAAGTAAACTTCAAAGATATAATAGAATTTGAAGGTGCTTACGAAAATTCCGAAGATAAACAAAATAGAGAAAGAGATAAACAACAAGGCGTAAAGTAAAATGGCAACAAGTTATTTAGATTTAACCAATGAGTTATTAAGAGAATCTAATGAAGTTGTATTAACATCATCTACATTTTCAAGTTCTGTTGGTATTCAAAAATTTGCTGCTGATTGTATTAATAGAGCATATTGGGATATAGTTATGTCTGATCCGCAATGGGCTTTCTTAGCTACTGGAGAAAGTGGAGCAACTGATCCTTTTTATGGTAATGTTTATGTAGAAACTACAGCAGGAACTAGGTGGTATGAATTAAAGGCTTCTAGTTCTAGTATTACTACAGACTATGGATCAGTGGATTGGGATAACTTTTATCTTACTACAATAGGTGTAAGCGGAGCAAGTACTCCTTACACCAGTAGAAATTTAAACTTTATGACTTTAGAAGAATGGAAAGATCATAAAAGAGAATCAGAAAATATAGACGATGCAGATTCACAAGCTTGGGGAGAACCTAGATTTGTTATACGTAGTCCAGATGCTAGAAAATTTGGCTTAAGTCCTATACCAGATAAAGTTTATAGAACTTGGTTTTTTGCTTGGGATTTACCAACTAAATTAAGTGACTATGATGATACAATAGTTTTTCCAGAAATGTATACTCCAGTATTAATTGCTAGAGCAAGATATTATTTTTGGCAATTTAAAGATAATCCACAACAAGCAGCTTTCGCACTACAAGATTTTAAAACTGGATTGAATTTAATGAAATCACAATTACAAAATCCTACTCCTAAATACATGTCAACAGATCATATATAATGGCAGTAGCTCAACCATATGCAATACCTTGTGAAGGAGGACTTGATAAAAGTTCAAGTTCTTTTTCTCTATTACGTAAGCCCGGATCAGCTACTAAGTTAAGAAACTTTGAAGTTGGTATCGCTGGCGGTTATCGTAGAATTAATGGTTTTTCAGTATTAGGTGGTTCAAGTGCAGCTAGACCTAATAGCAGTAATCCTATATTAGGTTTACATGTTTATGCTGATGGTGTAATAGCTTGTTCAGGAACTAATATTTACTTTAGCCAAGATGGAGAAAGTTGGTTACAAATTAATATGGGTAGTGTTTCGGGTAGTGGGGATAATTACAGTACCTTTACAGGTCGTACTGCTGCAGCTAGAACTTCACAAAATACAGCACATTTTGCAACTTATGAAGGAGATACAGACTATGGTGAAGTAATTATTACCGATGAAGGATCAGGTATATCGCCTTTCTACTTTAAAATGACAGGTACTGGTTCAGCACTAAGTAGTCGTACTTATTATGCAAAAACGCTTACTGTTGGAGATGGCTCAGTTTATCCTAAGTTTTGTACAATACACGATAAACACTTAGTAGTAGGAGGAGCAGCCACTGCACCTAATACTATTTATTATAGTGGTACAAGTGATATAGATAGTTTTAGTTCTAGCGGTTCTGGTAATATTGTTTTAGATGATCAAGTAGTAGGATTACGAAGCTTTAGGGATGACTTAATAATCTTTTGTCGAAATAGTATTTGGAAATTAAGTAATATAAATAATGAGGATACTATTGCAGTTTCACCAATTACACAGAATATAGGTTGTTTAGATGGTAAGAGTATTCAGGAGATTGGTGGTGACTTAGTATTCTTAGCACCAGACGGTATAAGAACATTAGCTGGTACAGCAAGAATTGGTGATGTTGAATTAGGAACAGTTAGTAAACCTATACAGACTATTGTTAAAGATATAGCTGATAATATTAATACTTATACTATAAGTAGTCTTGTTATAAGAGATAAATCTCAGTATCGTTTATATTATGGAAATACAGGCACAGGAGGAGTTTCTGAAGGTATTGTTGGTACACTGAGACAAGCAGAGCAAGGATTTATAACTTTTGAATGGTCTGAAACTTTTGGTATAGATGCTAGTTCAGCAATTACTTCAGGATTTAATTCAAGTGGAATAGAAAAATATTATCATGGAGATTATGCAGGTTATGTATATAATCATGATACAGGTACAAGTTTTAATCGAGCAGGAGTAGAATCTAATATAGTAGCTGAGTATAAGACACCTGATTTTGATTATGGTGATTTAGGTACATCAAAAACTTTAAAATATTTAAGACTATCTATAACTCCAGAAGGTGATATAGCTCCTTCTATTAGAGTTAGATATGATTATGAAGATCAAGATATACCACAACCTACAGATATAGCAGCTAGTGTTCCTAAACCTTCATTATTTGGTGATGCAACATTTGGATCAGCAGGTGGCTATACTTTTGGAGCTTCTGTAACACCACTTACAAGACATAATATATTAGGTAGCGGACATAGTAATAATTTTAAAATTTTTTCAGATGATGTAAAGGCATCATATACAATTAATGGTTTATACGTAAATTACGTACCATCAGGCAGGAGATAATAAATGGCAGGAACAAGTTATACTAGACAAAGTTCATTTAGTGATGGCGATACTATCACAGCAGCTTTATTTAATAATGAATTTACACAATTAGTTAATGCATTTTCATATGCATCTAGTAGTACAACAGGACATAGACATGACGGTACTTCTGGAGAAGGTGGAAATATTCATACTATTGGAGATCAAGATTTTTTAAATAAGATAGTTGCAGATAGTACAAATAATAGATGGGGAATATTTGTACAAGTTTCTAGTTCAGCAGTAGAACAGATTAGAGTACAAGATGGAGCAATAGTACCAGTAACAGATAACGATATAGATTTAGGTACAAGCTCATTAGAATTTAAAGATGCATACTTTGATGGAACAATAACTACCGATTTATTAACAGTTTCAGGAACAACAAATCTTGATGGTGCTATTCAAGTAGATAATACTATAACTGTAGGAGTAGATGATACAGGCTATGATGTAAAATTCTTTGGAGATACAGCAAGTGCTTATATGTTATGGGATGCTTCAGCAGATGATTTAGTATTAGCTGGAGCTGCAGGTTTAGATATTGCAGGTGATATAGATGTTGATGGAACTTCTAATTTAGATAACACAGATATAGACGGAACACTTGCAGTAGATGGAACAACTATTTCATTAGATGCAACAACTTCATTAAATATAGATAACTCTAATACTTCAAATGGTATTACTATAGGTACTGCTACATCAGGAGTACCAATTTCAATAGGTCATACAACTTCCGAAGTAACAGTTAATGATAATCTAACAGTAACAGGAACACTTACATTAGGTTCAGGTGCAGAACTAACAGAAGCTGAACTTGAAATGCTTGATGGCATTACAGCAGGAACAGTAGCAGCTAGTAAAGCTGTTGTTGTAGATTCTAATAAAGATGCTGCATCATTCCGTAATATTACATTAACAGGAGAACTAGATGCAGCTACATTAGATATTAGTGGTAACGCAGATATAGATGGAACTCTTGAAGCCGATGCCTATACTGTAGACGGAACAGCTCTTAACGAATATATAGCTGACACAGTTGGAGCAATGGTTAGCTCTAACACAGAAACAAACATTACAGTTACCTATGAAGACGGAGACAACACTTTAGATTTCGTAATAGGTACTCTTAATCAAGACACAACAGGTACTGCTGATAACATTACAATTTCAGCTAATAACTCCACAGATGAAACTGTATACCCAATCTTTGTAGATGGTGCTACTGGAAGTCAAGGAGCAGAAAGCGATACAGGATTCACATATAATCCTTCAAGTGGTCTTTTAACAATCTCAGGAGAGTTAGATGCAGGATCACTTGATATTTCAGGTAATGCCGATATAGATGGTACACTTGAAGCAGACGCATATACAGTTGATGGAACTGCTTTAAACGAATACATAGCCGATACAGTCGGTGCTATGGTCAGTTCAAATACTGAAACTAATATAACAGTTACTTACGAAGATGGAGATAATACATTAGACTTTGTTATTGGAACATTAAACCAAGATACTACAGGTACTGCTGCTCTAGCAACAAGTATTACAGCTTCAGCTAATAACTCTACAGATGAAACAGTTTATCCTACTTTTGTTGATGGAGCTACAGGATCACAAGGAATTGAAACAGATACAGGATTTACTTACAATCCTTCTAGTGGTTTATTGACAATAAGTGGAGAACTAGATGCAGGAAGTTTAGATATATCAGGCAACGCAGATATTGATGGAACTTTAGAAGCTGACGCAATTACAGTAGATGGTACAGCATTAAACGAATATATTGCAGATACTATAGGAGCTATGGTTGGCTCTAATACTGAGACAGGCATTACTGTAACTTATGAAGATGGTGATAATACATTAGACTTTGTAATTGGTACACTTAACCAA